GGTTCCGCGGTCCCTCCTTTCCCTAGCTATGAAATGACATGAAAAACAGGATTTCCATTCCCTTACCTAGCTGCCGACCTGCCCAAAAATTGACCTAATGAAAAAAAATACACCTATAACCGCCTCTACTATCCCTGTCCACTGCGCCCACGCTAGGCTTGCCGATGTGACTAGCCTAATCCCTAACCCTCGCAACCCTAACAAGCACAGCGATAAGCAGGTTGCGCTGCTGGCAAAAGTCATTCGACATCAAGGGTGGCGAGCACCGATCACTATCAGCAAGCGAAGCGGGTTTATCGTGACAGGACACGGACGACTTGCAGCGGCCTTGCTGCTACAGGTTGAGCAGGTGCCTATTGATGAGCAGGACTTCGCAACAGAAGCGGACGAATGGGCGCATCTTATCGCAGACAACCGAATCGCAGAGCTGGCAGACGCAGACAGGTCAATGATTGCCGACTTGCTCGGCGAGCTTGATGCCGGCGGGCTTGACATGGATTTGACAGGCTTCGACATGGAGGCGTTAGAGGAGTTGATGGCTGAGACGAATCCACCGAACATCACGGAGGACGAGGTGCCAGATGTGCCAGTTGACCCCATCACGAAGCCGGGCGACCTGTGGATTCTCGGCGATCATCGGGTGATGTGCGGAGACTCGACGAAGGCGGAGGACGTGGGGAGGCTGATGGCTGGGGAAAAGGCGCAACTTATCCACGCCGACCCACCATATGGCATGGGCAAGGAAAAGGACGGCGTGCAGAACGATAACCTCTACGCGGACAAGCTGGACGCATTTCAGATGGCTTGGTGGCGAGCGTTTCGCCCGCACGCCGAAGACAACGCCAGCGCATACATCTGGGGCAACGCCGAGGAATTATGGAGGCTTTGGTATGTCGGCGGCATGAAACACTCGGAGCGGCTGACTTTACGTAATGAGATTGTCTGGGATAAAGGCGGCGGAGGATTTGGAGTCGGAACCGAGGCGCAGCGATGTTACTTTCCAGAGGAACGTTGCCTTTTCTTCATGCTCGGCGAGCAAGGCTTTAACAACAACTCCGAGAACTATTGGGAAGGTTGGGAGCCGATACGCAAATACTTGAACGACGAGATGGAGAAGTGCGGAGGAACAAAGAACTGGAAGCCCGCACTCGGAAACCAAATGGGCGGTCACTACTTCACCAAATCTCAATGGTGTTTTCCGACTGAAGAGGCATACAAAAAATTGCAAGCGTTCGGCAAAGGCAACGCATTCAAGCGAGAGCACGACGCATTCAAGCGAGAGCACGACGAACTCAAGCGAGAGCACGACGAACTCAAGCGAGAGTTCTACGGCACACGCGCTTACTTCGATAATACCCACGACAATATGACGGATGTTTGGGAGTTTAGTCGGGTGACTGGCGAAGATCGACATGGGCACGCAACACCAAAGCCGGTTGAAATGATAGCAAGAGCGATTAAGTCAAGCACTCGAGATGGTGGTCTATTGGTTGAGCCTTTCCTTGGATCAGGCACCACCCTCATCGCCGCCGAGCAACTGGGCCGAAAGTGCTACGGCATGGAAATCAGCCCAGCCTATTGCGACGTGATCGTCAAGCGTTGGGAGAATCTGACCGGCAAACAGGCGGTGATATGCAATGAGTAGCCCCTCCCCCGACCCGCTAACGTGGCCGTCTGACCGCATGGCGCGTCTGCTCGACATGACGACGCGGCGAATGAACCAGCTAGTCAGCGAAGGCGTCTTATTCAGGGAAGAGCGTGGGCGTTACTCGCCCCTAAAGAACGCGGTCGCATACATCCGCTATTTGCGCGACAGGCGCGACCAAGCTGGCACCGCATCAAATGAAGATGACGACAAGGCAACCCGCCGCGCGCTCAACGTAGCCCGCCACGACGAGATCCGCCTAAACATGGAAGTCACCGCGCGCACCCGCATCCCGCTCGACCTCATCGAAGAGATTGACGAGCGCCTGCACAGCAACATCGCGGGCATCCTCAAGAGCAGGCGAAACAAGACGCTCGACGAGGAGGCTTTGTCTGACATCTTTGGTGAGCTTCGCCAAGTCGGGCCAACCCTCCGCGCGTGGCATCAGCAAGTCACCGCCGCCGAAGTGCCCGTTGTCGCTCCGCTTGTCACCCCGCCCGCCGAAGCAGACGATGACGAAGACGACGACGAATGAGCAACGCCACCACCATCCGCCCCCAGGAAATTCGCGCAATCTCTCGCTCGTCAGCGGTAGAGCTTCGCGCCCGTATCGCGGCGCGATGTTATGCGTTCTCTTCGCTCGTTCCGCCGGAGGAGTGGGCGCAGGACATTTACCGACTCCCCACCGGCGGGCGGTTCCGCTGGGAGTTCGCCCCCTACACCCGCGCGATGTTCAAATCAATCTTCGACCCCAACTCCATCGAAACCTCGATGCAACTCTTCTCCCGTGGGCTCAAGTCTACGGTCATTCTCCTTGCCATCGGTTACGCGATCGACCAAGCGCCGCGGCGCATCCTCAGCTTGTGGCCAACCAATGGACAAGGGGAGAAGTGGAGCAAGGACAACCTTTGCGGGGAGTTGCTGAACTGCACCCCCGCCCTCAGCTACTTAGGCAACGCCACGGGTAAACGCATCACAAGCAACACCCTTTTGCACAAGGAGTTTCCCGGCGGGCTCATCGACATCTTCGGCGCCAACTCCCCCGGCGACATGCGACGCGCAAAAGGATCTTTTCTATACGCTGACGAGATCGACGCAATCGGCACCGAGCAAACCGACGAGGGCGACCAGCTCGCCATTTTCAATAAGAGAGGCGACGAATACCCCGACACCATCCGCGTATTCTCGTCCTACCCATCGGTAGCAGGTTTCAGCAGGATCAACTCTCGACTAAAGGACAGCGATCATAATGAGTGGCACTCAACGTGCGTTGAGTGCGGCGGCGAGCCGTTCATCATGCACCGATCTCAGCTTAGGTATGACCCATCCGCACCCGAAGTTGCCTGCCTTGAGTGTCCGCGCTGCTCGGCACTGCTTACTGACCGCCAACGATACGACATGGCGCACAGACAAGGCTATGACAACTGGCGACCGCGTAATGCCTTCCGTGGCAAGCGAGGGTTTCAAGCTAACGCGCTCCTTTGGCCTCACCCTGTTGACGAAAAAAAATACCCCGGTGGATGGCTTCAGTGTCTAGCTCAACAAGAGATTGACGCAAAGCAGTCAGACAACCCAAAGCGATCCTTGCGAGTGCTAGTTAACACTGTGGACGCAGAGCCATTCGACCCGACAGAAGAAAGCGAGAAGGCACCGGACTGGCAGCGACTCTATAACCTACGCGAAGCCTACACCGCGGCACCGCGGGCTGTTAGCCTTGTGACTTGCTTTGTGGACATTCAGAACAACCGACTTGAGCTAGAGTGGAAAGGCTGGGCGCGTGACGAGCAAAGCTGGGGACTCGACTACCTTGTTCTAGACGGCAACCCGCTCGACATACAGCCAGGAAGCGTATGGCACCGACTGATGACAGAGCTACAACGTAAATTCAAGCGCGAGGACGGAGCGGAGCTTGAACTGTCGATGTGCTTTGTGGACGCAGGCAAGTGGGGAGACTGGGCTTTCCAAGCCTATAGACTAAGCCAGACCTTTCCTAAGCTCATGGGCAAATTCATGCTGTCCAAAGGTGTTGGGCAGCAAGGCGCGCCGATCAATCCGCGCAAGATGGCGAGTATCCATCGCAACATCAAAGGCATACCCATCGGCGCATGGGCAGGCAAGGATCTGATCTACACGCGGCTCCGGCTCGACCCTAACGCGGATGGCACATTCCTCAGTGGCTACATGCACCACCCGATGAGCTACGACGCCAACTACTTCCAGCAGCTAACCAGCGACAGCGTGGTCATGGAATACAAAGGCGGCGAAGAGGTGAGGCGCTACGGCAACAACGAGGGCAAACGCGACGAGGCGCTCGATTGCGCTTACGGCAACCTCGCGGTGTTCATGTTGAGGCGCTGGAATTTTGACGCGCTCGAGGCGGATCTCGCGCAGACCCGGCCAGATGCGCCCGCGCAGGCCGCGCCGTCTGCGTGGTTCTCTGGCAAAGCGCCAGGCGGATGGAATTTGTAAAATCACACACGTTGACAATCTGACAGCATAAGATAAGAGTGCGGCGATGGCACTTGCTCCGCTTACAATTTTCCCGCAGTCGATAACCAGCGGCGACACTACGCGACTCCTGCTCGGTTTCTCGCTTTGTCCTGCGACTACGTTTACTTCTGTTCTTGTGCTAAACCGCGCCGGCGTGGCGCCTGTCACCTCGACCGGCACCGCTAGCGGCAGCTCGTTTGCCTTCGTCATCACGGCTACACAGTCCGCTGCGATGATCGCGGGACAGTGGACATACGCTGCACGCTGCACGGAGATCGCTAGCGGCGACGTGACTAGCGGAGCCGATGGAGACTTTACCGTTCTGGCAAACTACGCCACCACGATCACCGCAAGCACGACACAGCTCCAGCTCGACGCAGCGAATACGGCGCTGCTGACGTTGCTGGCGAATCCCGAGGTGTCCGTGTCGTTCAATGGTCAGAGCTTTACTAAGGAGAATCAGTCGATGCTCCTGTCCACAATCCGCAACCTGGAGGCCAAGCTCGCTTCCGAGAAAGCCATCGCCGCCGGCCTGCGCGGAGACGCTCCGACCCGTAGCATCAGACCATATTTTACATGAGCAAAAGAACCGCAAAACTCAACGGCGCTCGCAACGGTCATTCTGTCCAAATCGTAGACGAGCCGATCCGACAGCCTCGCGCATACACGCAGCTGATCGAGCAGCTCAAGAAAATCTCGCCTGACTGGCGACCGAATCGCATCGGTGTCGATGCTGAACTCTACCGCAATCACTGGGAGCTGCGGGCGTTCTCGCGCAACCTCTGGCGCGAGAATCCTTTCATAATGGGCTACGGGCAGGAGCTAGCGGCGAACGTTATCGGTCCGACTGGATACACCCTGCGGATGATGATCAAGGAGACCGAGGATCGGATCATCTACAGCGAGGAAGAGAAGGACGCGCTGCAACGCGCAGAAGCCAGGCGCAACGATGTGTTGCGCTTCACTGCCAGCAAGTCAGGCGCAAAGTTTAAAGCCGAGAAGCTCATCCACACAATCAAAGGCAAGTCCTCGGTGAAAGTTGGCGAGCTTGACACCTTTGCGAATCAGCTAATCGAAAAGAAATGGGCCGAATGGCAGTTGCGCGAAAACTGCACAGTGACAGGGCGCATCAACTACAACGAATCCCGGCAGCTTCGCTTGAAGTCATGCGCTCGGGATGGCGATCACTTCATCCGACTCATCCGCGACTCACGCTATGAGCCGTTCGGCTTTAAGATCCAGCACATCAACGCGGAGTGGTGCAATTACTACCTCAACGGGCTGAACGAGAAGAATCAAAACCCGATCCGCTACGGCATCGAATACGACGAGAGCTACGCCGCTCCGGTGCCTGTCGCCTACTGGTTCACGAAGGCAACGAGCGGACAGTGGGCCACGATGTCGCCTGTCAATTTCACGACTAACAGCACAGAAAACTCAATCCGTATTCCTGCTGAGGACATCATCCACTACGCGAAATTTGATGATGACGCAGACGTAACGCGGCCTGTGCCTTGGGCGACTCCGGTGATGTCGAGCGTGCGCCAGCTCGACAAAGCGATGGAAGCCGTGGTCGTAGCCATGCGCGTCGGCGCTTGCTCCAATGTGTTTTTCGAGACTGACCTCATCGGGCCAGATGGCAACACCGCGGCAGGCGCAGACCCTGAGATCATGAAGGGGCTGTCGATGGAGATGAACCCCGGCGGCGCTCATGGCCTGCCTCCCGGCGTTCGCGCAAAGGAGTTCAACCCTAACCAGCCAAACCCCAACACCGGACACGTTCGCAACGAGATACTGCGTAGTATTTGCGCGGGATTGCCGGGCGCGCAGTTCTCGACCATCGGACAGAATTACGCAGAGATCAATTTCTCGGCCGGCAGACTTGAGCGGCTGACCATCACCGCGCAGTGGACAGTCCTGCAAGAGTTCGACATCGCGCTTGCAGAACGTCGCATCTTTAGCGAGTGGCTAAAGATGGCGCTGCTGATGAAGGCCGTGCCGCTGCCTGTCGAAAAGCATTTCAAGTTTAACGCGCCGAAATTTACGGGCAAGCGATGGCCGGGTGTTGATCCGATCAAGGACGCAAACGCCAAGGCGCTCGACCTAGCGAACAAATTCACATCGCCGCAACGCATCCACGACGAGCAAGGCACCGACCTAGAGCAGACCTGCATCGAGATCCAAGAAGCGTCAATGATCTACGAGCAATACGGGATCGAGTCCGACACCACCAAAGGGCCGATTGATGCCGAGGTTGAAACAGAGGCCGAGCCACCAACGAAGCTCGCTAACCCGAACGCATGATCCCTCCCGACTACATCATCAACGCAGCGAAGCGCGGCATTGAGCTGCTCGCCGAGGGCTTCGGCGGGGACGGACTCACCGAAGGCACCAAGGACGCCGCTAGGCGCATGGCAGGCGGTGAAGTAAGCGATGACAAGATCGTCAAGGCAAACGCATGGGGAGCGCGTCACGCAGTGGATCTCGACGCAGGAAAAAATAGCAACCCAGACGACAAGGAGTGGCCTGGCGCTGGCGCAGTCGCGCATTACCTCTGGGGCATCAACCCGCTCGATCCATCACCTGCTCGAGAATGGTTTGAGCGACAGGCAGAGAAAATTCAAAACCCAACCGACTCAATGAAAAACTGGTTTACCATCACCAACAAATCCGAACTGTCTGCCGAGGTCACCATCTACGAGGAGATCGGCAGCTACGGCATCACGGCCAAGGCGTTTCTTGACCAGATCAAGAACGTCGGCAAGCGCAAGATAACGCTCCGCATCAACTCACCGGGCGGCGAGGTTTTCGACGGACTCGCAATCTACAACCGCCTCCGAGAACACAAGGGCGGCGTGGAGGTAAGGATCGACGGCATCGCTGCTAGTATGGCGAGCGTTATCGCAATGGCCGGCGCGCCAGTGAGCATGGCAGAAAACGCGCTGCTGATGGTGCATAATCCGAGCGGCTTGTGCGCTGGTAACAGCGGCGACATGCGCGAGCTGGCAGACATGCTGGACAAGGTGCGCGGCTCACTGACCTCCGCCTACGAGCGCAAGACAGGCAAGACTACTGAGGAAATCGGCGCGATGATGGACGCGGAAACATGGATGACAGCACAAGAGGCACTGGCCGCTGGATTTATTGACGAAATAACGGCAGAACTCAAGATGGCAGCGAGCGTCGGCAAGTTGTCTGTGACAGGCAAGCTAGCTGATAGAGAAAAATCATTTGACACACACAAACAACACACATACACAAACACCATGACCGATCCTAAAATGCCGATGGAAACCAAAAACTTGCCAGAAGAAGCCAGTCCTAAGCCGATGGGCGCAGACGGCATTGAGCTGGCTATCACGCTGCTCCGCGAAGCTGGCTACATCGTTACGATGCCAGAAGAGGCAGAAGAAGCAGCAGAGGAAGCCG